GCAAGGTAGAAATTGTCTGGTCGTGAGACAACAGGATTTTGTTACTATGGTGGCGAAGTACAAGGATCAATCCATGGTTTATAATTTTTAATGAGAAAAACAATGGCAAAGAAAAAAACAACAGTAGAACGAAAACCAATTAAGATTAAAAAAACTCGTAAACTCTCTGAAGAACATAAAGAGAAGTTACGTACAAGACTTGCAGAAATGAGAGCAAAGAAAAAACCGGCAGAGTATAAAAATGTAGCTGCATCTGTTCTCGCAAAACCTGATGATGATAAACTATCTTTCAAAAATGTTAAAGCATGGATTAAAGAAACTAAAGAAGCAGTATCATCACACTTAAAAAATTCAAGAGGTCGTGGTTTGACACCGCAAGTAAAACAACGTGAATTGAATTTAGCAGATAGTAAAAAAGCGTATATTAGATATATGGAACATTATCTTAGAACCGGTGATTGGATTTCTGATTTTATGGGGCCACAAGAAAATGAAAGAACTACATGGAAATGTGTAGCGATGGCTTATAATTCAGATGGTTCTCCTAAACGTTCAGTAGGTGTATTTTATCCAGATATTAATATGGTATGGAAATCAGATATGATTGAAGCAGATTATGTACCTGTGGATCCTACAATAGCAATTACAGATAAACAATTTACAGCAAATTTATGATTTGTTCATATTGTTATAAATCACAAATTAGACCAAAGCATGATGTCGGCCATTGGTGGAACAATCCAGAAGATTCAGTTTATGTATGTTCAGATAAATGTTATGCTGAACTAGAAATACTTGTCAAAGATGGAACTTGGATGGATCATAAACCAGAAGCTATCTTTGGTAAGAAACGTAAACCGAGTCCCAGTTTTGATAAACCTTCTCCTAGAGATACGGGGCCGAAGTCAATAACAGATAAACAATTTACAGGTGATTTAGGAAAGTTCATGACTTGACAAATTGAAAAAGTATAGTATAATAATATAAAAGAATAATTAAAGGGGTAACACCATAGGGCTAATCATAAGTTCGCCGTAGATTATGTCCTATGGTGTTGTTTTATATGAAGGAAGATTTATGGTTAAAGCAGTAGTTTCAGAAGACGCAACTAAATTAAGTTCAGCAGATTCTATTTCAATAGAAAATCCTGAAGATGATGTAGAATTTAAAATAGATTTTGAAGAAGATAAATCTGTTGAGTTACCACCAGTATCTAACAAAGCTGCAGGTGGTACTGAATTAATGAGAAACTGGCTTTATGAACACATGGAAAAACGTGAGCCGGGTTTACTTGATAATTTTCAAATCATTAGTACGAGAGTTAGAGAATTAGAAGCAAATAAAAAAATAATTCTTTGGATTCATGATTTAGCAAATGATCCAGAAGTACAACATTTGAAAGAGAAATCAAGTTTAGATAGATTTGAAAAATTGGTATTTGTTAGTCATTGGCAACAATATCAATTTAATGCTTATCTTGGTATTCCTTATGATAAAGGAATTGTAATACAAAATGCTATTACACCAATTCCTGCTCATGAAAAACCTAAAGATGGTAAAATTAACGTGTGTTATTTTTCTACACCACATAGAGGACTTGAAGTATTATTAAACGCTTGGGATTTTATGAGAAATACTCTTAAAGAGGGATTAAATGCTGAGTTGAATGTTTATTCAAGTTTTAAAATATATGATAGACCTCATTTAGATGAACAATTTAGGCACATATATAAACGAGCCAAAGATACTGAAGGTGTTAATTATCATGGTACTGTTACAAATGATGAAATACGTGAAATGTTACCTAATATGCATCTTATGGCTTATCCTAGTGTTTATGAAGAAACAAGTTGTATCACTTTAATGGAAGCGTGTAGTGCTGGATGTTTAGCGGTAGTGCCTAATCTTGGTGCATTACCAGAAACAGGAGCAAACTTTCCTTGGATGTATGGTTTTGAACCAAATGTTGATAAACATGTACAAGTACATGGTCATATATTAGGTAGAGCTATAGAACATTTTTGGGATGAAGATATACAGAATTTATTAAAGATTCAAAAAAGTTACTTTGATATGTTTTATAATTGGGGACTTAGATCCGGTCAATGGCAGCAATTTTTACATGCTATTAAAGATCCTATTGAAGTAGAGCAGATAATTAATAAAAACCAGAAAGATGGCGCTACTAGTTGATTTTTCGCAAATCTTTATAGGTTCGTACATGACTTCAGCGAAATATGGTGATGTTAGTATGGATGTATTAAGACCTTCAGTATTGAATACTTTGCGATTATACAGAAATAAATTTACAAAAGAATATGGTGAATTAGTATTATGTTGTGATTCACCTAAATCATGGAGGAAAGATATCTTTCCCAATTATAAGGCATCAAGAAGAAAAGCTAAATCTGTTTCTTCTGATGTTGACTGGCAAGATTTATATGATTGTCTAAACTTGATGAAATCTGAATTAACTAAATGGTTTCCTTATAAGGTTTTACAAGTTGAAGGAGCTGAAGCTGATGATATTATTGCCGTTCTAGTAAAAGATGTAAATGAAAGAACTTTGATATTATCAAGCGATAAAGATTTTGTACAATTACATAAATTTAATGTTAGACAATATTCACCAATACAGAAAAAATTTGTAGAAGGTGATTCTAAAAAATCTTTACATGAGAAGATTATAAAAGGTGATGTTAGTGATGGTGTGCCTAATATTTTGTCAGATGATAATGTTTTTATTGATGAGGGTAGAAGACAAAGACCCATAACTAAGAAGAAGATAGATGCATGGATTGATCTAGATCCAGAGATGTTCTGCGATAATGAGATGTTACGTAATCTTAATAGAAACAAGCAGTTAGTCGATTTGGGTGAAATACCCGATACAATTTGTATAAATATAACTAAACAATTTAAAGAAACACAGGTTGGTGACAGAAAACGATTACTCACATATTTTGTGGAACATAGATTAAAAAACTTAACTGAGAATTTATCGGAGTTTTAATTTATGGCACTTAGTATACCAACAATATTTGAGGATATAGCAAAAGCAAAATCTATTACAGAGCGTAAGAAGATTTTACTAGAACATGGATCCAACCCATTAAAGGAATTGTTAAAATATGCATTTCATCCAGATATCAAATTTTTGCTCCCAGAGGGCGCTCCGCCATATAAGACGGTAGGTTCTCCAGACGAGTACAATCCCACTTATCTCTATCCAAACATAAGAAAACTTTATCTTTTCGTTGAAGGGGGTAATGACGGGTTGACTACATTAAGGAGAGAGCAATTATTTGTTCAGCTATTAGAGGAGTTACATCCCAAGGAGGCTGAAGTATTAATACAGGTCAAAGATAAAAAGCTGAAGTATCGTGGATTAACTTATAAATTAGTAAAAGAAACATTTCCGGATTTAATACCGTAATGAAAAATTTTAAAAATCTCGAAGAGAGAATAGTACAATTTAAGCGCATATCCAGCGACGGAGAAGAAGTGACCCGTGAGGGTGAAATAAGAAGTATGGTCTCTGAAGGTGGTGAGCCACGTTCTATAACTGTCAGGCTACCAAATGCATCGGCAAGTCCTGTTAGTATTATAACTAAATTTAATTTCGATATGGCTACACAAACTTTTAAAGGTGAACTAAGTGATTATACTTGGATATCCGATTTCGATTGGAAACAATATATGAGACTTAATGATTTTGGTACTACTGATAGCTATATTAAAAGCCCTAAAAGATGGCGCTCATGAAAAGAACGGAAACCATAATTCAAGAGGAATATGAAGAAACTGTTTTTTGTTTTTTTTATTATGTTCTTAACCTTTGGGTCTTTAGGAAACATTGAAAGTTCAATGAATCAAGTTCACTCAATAAGTAATGTTGAAGCATCAACTTATTATAATAGTGAAGCTAGATTCGAAAAAAGATATTATTGGAATGAACAATTAAAACCTATAGAATTAGAAAGTGAAGAGAATAAAAAGCAAATTATGTGCATGGCGAAAAATATCTTTTTTGAAGCCGCAACAGAAAGTACGGCTGGGAAATTAGCAGTTGCTCAAGTAGTATTTAATAGAGTTAACTCACAAAAATTTCCAAATACTATTTGTGAAGTGGTCTATGAGGGACCGCATTATACTGGCGCAGATGGTACACGATTTCCTGTAAGAGATCGTTGCCAATTTTCTTGGTATTGTGATGGTAGAGGTGATGAACCTAGAGAAAGTAGATTATGGACTGAATCTCAAAGATTAGCCAAGCATATATTTCATTATAGAGATAAATACATTGATATTACTGATGGTGCAACACATTATCATGCAGACTATATTGATGACCCTAGATGGGCTAGAGCAGATAAAAGAACTGCTTCTATAGATCAACATCGTTTTTATAGATTAACATATTAAAAAAAGGTCATCACTATCACGGTGGTGACCTAAAATTATATTATGAGTGAATTATATTT